ATTGATTTTGTAATAATTCAATTAAAGAATCATACACATAACTAATAGTGATATTTGTTGCATCATCTGGATTTGTACCTCCAATATTAAATCTCACCAAGTTTTGTACTTGAGTACTACCATTTAACAACGTAGTAGGATCTAACACAAATGAATAATCTACTCCAGGTTTAAATGAATAAGTTACTCCGCTAGCTATGCCAACAATACTTGAAATTGCGTGTGTTGGTTGGTGTTGTAAAATAAAGTCTTGAGATCCCGTAGTTTGATAAAGATCAATATCCGCTATAGGAGTTAGTAATTCTCCCAAAATATAAACATCCACGGATCCACCAAACTCATTTCTAATCATTTCTACATCATTTGGCGTTACCGTTATAGCGTCTATTACATTTGCGTTAGATTTCATTAGATTCATAATGCCTAAAGGTGTCCCTATACTATTTCCATTTAATTTAGTTTGAATTCTAGTTCCGAATGTCTCGTTACTTTCAATATCAGTTCCACCTGTTGTTGATATGTAATTTGTCACACTATCTACAGTAACAGACGAAACTAATTGTGTAATAGTCCCTGCAGCTACATTACTAGTTGTCCCTATACTTTCTGCTATTATAGTTGCATTTTGTTCATAAAGTCCTGTTGTAGGATTAAAATAAGATGGGGCTAAAGAAGCAAGAAAAGTAATTGATTGTGTTGTTACAAATGAAATTTGAGGTACATTATTAGAACCTTGAGTTGCTATTACCGTACCAATCGGAACCGTTATATCAAAACTTGCACTTGAGTAATTTCTAATTTGGAACGCAACTGTTCCTGTAGCTTGTCTACCTACATTACGCAACATTTCATAATTTCCTCCAAGTGCATCTAATTCATCCATAGTCATATTTGTTGCGTAAACAACAGATTGTAGCTGTTGAGTATGTGTTAATTCGGTGTACACATTATTAAATTCTTGTGCAGGGGACTCGACAACTACATCTCTAATTACAGTACCTGTAAATGTAGCTGCATTTGGTCTTTTTGACCTGATAAAATTTATAGCGTCAGTAATAATCTGTGAAAGAGTTCGTATAGCCATAATAACCTCTATTTATTGGGAAATATTAACAGTAAGTCCTGTTGAAACACTTTTTTGTGATGCTGTAATAACTGATAATCTAATTTCAAATTGATCAATTGTTACTTGTTGAATTTCTAAAGATTCTAAAACTTCAGGTCTTTCGTCTAAATTTGGATTTTCTCTATTTATGTATTCTAAAACTTGTAAAGCAGTAATTGTTTCATTACTCATTTTTGCCCTTACATACTCAGTAACTTTACCACCAATCATCGATTGTAAATCAGATCCATATAAATCAAAAAAAGTATTTTGTCCTTTAACAGTTAAAAGAATTTTTTGTATGTCTTGCCGAAGTTTATCTAATCCAGAAATTACTTCTAAATCATTCACAGTACTAAATTGAATATCATTAGACATCTCACCAAAAAATTCGGTTGGATTTCCCGGTTGTGGAGGTATAGGATTTACACCTAATTGTGTTTTTGTAATTAATTTTAAATCTTCCATTTTAATAATCCCTTAAGGACATAATCCACCTATAGCACTTACCCAATCTTGTAACTCAGTTTTATATTTTTCTTTTTGTTTTATAAGAGCATCTATTCTAGTAGCTAAATTAAGTCTTCTGTTCCATTCGTACAATTTTCTTTGAAAACTAGCATATGTTTTTCCAACTGCGTTATTTTGTAAAATCTCATTTAATTTTGATAAGGATTCACAACCCCCAAATTGTTGAAATGGACCTAAAACAAGATTTAATTCTGACTGAACTCTATTTACTAATCCTTCCACTATTTGTATTTCTAAATTTAAAAGCATATTTGCTAAATTAAGGCGTAAAAGTTGTGCAGTTAATAACGCTATGTCTTGATCTAATCTAATTATAACAGTATTGAGTAAAGTAACAAAAGCTCCCTTTAAAATAGGATTTCCACAAAGTATTGCTAAAATAAAAGCTTTTACGCAAGGAGCAATATTACTAACCATTTTACCCACCTGCCTTAACTGTAGTCGAAGATGTTGAAATTTTTCCGGTAATTGACACTGGCGCTATTGGAACAGTAGCCACAAATGTTGCACCCAATGCTCCCAAAGCACTCATAGTTACAGGGTTGCCCCCACCACCTACCATAGCGGCTATTGCTGTCATAAACACACTCAACGCTGGAGGCATTAACCAAAAAATTGGATCTGTAGAAGTATTTGATATAGTCAAATCATTTAATCGAGCTATCCCAAAAGTACCACTATTTAGGTTGATTGTACTTCCTGTTAAAGTCATATTACCCGTGGAAGACAACGACATAGTTGATCCCGCAGATAAACTTAATGATAACGTTGCTTGTTCTGTAATTCCCCCAGATGCTGAAATTTCGTAAGTACCAAATTGATTCTTCAGTGTTAACTTTCCCGTTACATCAAAATCAAGTAAATCTTTAGTAGTTCCCAAAGTCGTATTTCGTAATTGTATATGTCCTAACGTATCAATTTTTAGTTCTGCTGTAGTTACTTCTATAGGCACACCTGTGCTTGGTAACGTAACAACATTATTAACAACTTGCAATGTATTTGTGTCATCAAAACGAAATGCACTTTGAACATTTGTTACAGGAGTTACATTTGATTCAAAAAAACCTTTATCACCTCTAAGAATAACTTCTCCATCATCATCATCATCTGATCCGCCAATTAATAAACACTCTTTTCGTTTTCCATCCCAAAGATTAATTGTACCATCATTAGCTAAGTGTAAAGTAGAACCGAAACCTGGAAAATTAGCTGTTGGATCCCCACGTGATTCCAAGAATATTTCTCCCGGTTGTGCTTGCGCAGTAGATTTTGGATCTGCACCCATCAAATCTGCATTAGTACTAACAAATTCTAACGGGTCTCTCAAAACAGCTATAACATACGCCTTGTATGGCCCTTCTGAAGCTATTAATACAATACTACCTTTTTGAGGTATTCCTTGTGATTGTAATAAATGAGGTAATCGTACATTTGTCATCACATAATGATCTGGATATTGTAATACACTCCAAATACGTGGATTGTGTGAATCATGATTTAATAATTTACCTTGATAAATCGTATACGCCATAACTATATTACCTCGGAAAGGATACTATTTGAGGAAAAGGATCACTTATAGATGTATCTACTTGTGTTTGTGAAAAACCTTGCGCTAAATCAACTAATCTAAGTAATTTTTCAACATGTATAGTTTCTCCCGTTAAATATGCATCTCTTACATACGATAATTGAAAAGTCATAGTAGCTGTGCCAGAAACACTTACTGTTTTACTAATAGATGTTATGTAACCAAATTTATTATTCTTTTCATCAAAAAATGTTTGACCTACAAAAACATTAGGTAACAAATTACATGTAACAGAACCTGTTTTCAAATTCGCGTTATGTAATCTCAAAAAGAATTCTGCATATTTGAATAATCCATTTTCTTTTGATTTTGTTAACATAGCATCTATTGGTTTATCGTCTTTTACGTTTGGATTAATATCGGCACCTGCTTCCATAAATCCATATTGAATTAAAAGTTTACCGTTCGCGTAAGAATACTCAGGAACAGCATTTAATTGCACAATAACATCATGCCCATATCCAACTTTATGTCGTGAAATTAATTGATTTGCCGTTTCAATGTATGCAGTATTTATAATATCTAAATCTGAACTCCAAACAACATTAACAGTATCATTATATTGGGGCGGTCGAATAACAACTACACCGTCTGGGCGTTCAATAAATTCTAAAAATGTTTTTGACTTAATTTCATCTAAAATTTCGAAGGGTGTTCGTAATTCAGGGTTAAAATATCTTAAAACGTCTTCTATTATTTTAAAATAGGGTTTTAATGGTTGTAATTCTTTAGAAATGTGTATTGGATAAAATCCATCGGGTTGCGTTTGATATTGAGAACTACTATCTAAAAATGTTGCTAGAGCATTTTGATCATATATTGACACTCCGGGTGCACTAGCTATGTCTTCTAAATAATGTCGTGAGATATTTCCGTTTGGTTCTCTATAACTAAACCCACGACGTTTCATTACAAGTGATAACAAATATGGTGGAATAGTATAAAGATTTGTTTGTATAGCATTTCCAACATAAAAAGTAGATAAATCATAAAAATTCTTTCCCGTAAAAAATCTTTGTGGTAACGAAACTAATGTTGTACCTCCTGGAGTTATGCTCATATTTAATGAAATCTCTTGCCCGGTAGAAGTTGTAATTGTATTTGATGAAGTATTTACTTCTGTTGGAACATTTTTAATAAAAGAAGGGAATTTTATACGATAAAATATAGTAAATAAATCTACAAAAATTTCTTCTAATGTTTTACCCACATATATATTTTGGAATGGCGAAATTGCTTCTGGTTCTATCAATTCTCCTATGTCATAAATGCTATCTTGCATCAACGATGATTTTAAAATTCTTCTTGTTGATCCAAACAGTCGTGTAAGTCCGTTACCTGATAATGTTATTGTATCAACATTTCCAATTTGTCTCGAAACGGTTTTAGTCAAAACAAATCCATTAAATTCATTCGAAAATAATGGTAAACCAAAAGAAACATTTTTACGACTTAACAAAATTGTTTCTTGTTGTAAATCGTGTGAACTTAAAGTTTGTCCAATTAAATTGCACTCAAAATAATCTAATTGTTTTGGTAACATATCGGCAACAAATATGGTATTTATTTTTTTCTTCGTTCCGTGTATTTCTTCTAATGGAGTTGTGTCTTTATATAAAAAACATGAAATAAAATCATACGATTGAATCAAATCGCTTAAACGTAAACCTTGTGGTATTTTTGGTAAATTTGTACCTTCTTTAACAGTATATTCACCTTGTTGATTAATACCTCTTTCTACTTTTGCTGCTTTAATAATTGGTTGATCTGCCAAATTTGTTGCTTGTGATTCGTACGTTCCTAAAGTTGCAGGATCAACAGCGTTACCTTCAATTACTATACTTTTCAACTCTGTTAAAGTTAATAATTTTTCTTGTAAATTTAATGTCCAATTATATGTATTCCCATCAATAGTTTGGTCGAAACTATAAGTTACTACGTAATTTGTAATATCGTATTTAGAAAAGTATTTTTCATCTAATTCAACGGTATACTTATCTATTTTTCCAAGTTTATTATCTGTATTACTCTCCTCTATCTTTTGTGTAAAAGGTGGAGTATATTTATACAAAAAAACTTTTAATTTTAATAACTCTATACTAGTTGTACTGTCCATTTTACAACAACCTATTCTTTTGAATAAAACTTTCTATATTAGATTGAAATTTATTTAATGGTTCGTTTATATAGCGTCCAATCCTACCACCTATTTCTTTACTTGTTACAGTAAAATCTTCTATAGCAAATTTTTCACCAAAAACTAATTGAAACGTAATAGAATACGTAAATTGATTAATATGAGTTGTACTATGTTCTACTTGCAAATTTGTAATAAAACCTTTATAGATTCGTGTTTTGTAAAATAATTCACTAAGTTTATTTGTTCGTTCAAAATTGCGTTTCAAAAATGATAATTCAATATATGCAGTTTTACCAGCACTCGTTCCCGCAATTGTCAAAATTTCAGGTGCATCATACCATACTTGATACTTAACACCATCTTGTGTAGGAAGTGTTCCAAAATTAACACCTTTTGTAATGTTCAAATGTGTTGGGTTTACTGAAAATCTTAAATTATTAATTTGAACCGGGAGAAATGTAGCCATTTTATTGTCCTTTAAATGATTCGGCTAACTTAATTTTTGCATCTGTGACTGTTGCAGTATCTGGAGAAACTTTATAGTATTGTCTTTTTATTACGTCACGAAGTTCTGGATGCGTTCGTAACAATTCACGTTGTTGTCTAGCTTGTTGTGAAGTAATATATCCTTCTTGTTGACTCATCATAAGTGCTTGTTCCGCCGCGGGTCCAGAAGGTGCACCGGTAAGTTTTCTAACTAAAATATTAACACCGTTTGTAATTGGCATTAAGTAATCTTGCGCCCAGCTACCAATAACATCTTCTAAAGCTGTTACAAACCCTTTACCTTGGGCAATAGTCTTTAACCCATCGTCCATGATAGAATTAATATCTTGTAATCCCGCTTCTTTAAACCGTGCTTTTAAATCTTTTTCTGATAATTTAGCACCTTTTTCCATTTCTTTAATAAGATCTCTAAGGATAGGAATACCACGCACACCAAAAGTCTCTAATCCCATTTCAGATGCAAACTGTTCTAAAGCAACTAATTTATTTCGTTCAGGAAACATTTTACCCATTTTAACAAAAGCTTTACTAACAACTTCTAAAGGATTTTTCGCCATAAGTTCTATGTCTTTATCCGTTGGTAATTTCCCCGTAGCAAAAGCAGATAACCCCATTAATTTTTTAACAGTTAACGTCCCTAAAAATCGAGCAAACGATACATTAAATCGATCAACTTCATCCTTTGATGCTCCAATAGCTTTCAGTGGTTTCGTCAATAAATCCATTGCTTTTATAGCAACTTCTCCATTTGTTGTAACACCTCGTAAAGCTTCTCGCATCTGTAATTGTGTATTTATTAAATCTCTATGATCTACATTTAAAACATTAGCTGCTTTTTTAGACGCCGCAAACGTTTTAAGTAAATCTTTCATGGAAGCATTGGAACTCATATTAGCTCTAGTATATAAGTCAACAATTTGAGAAGCTTCAGGAATTTCAGTACCAAATACTCCTAACAATTGTTTCATTGAAGCACTAGAATCTTTAAGTGTTCTTGGAGCTTTACTCATCGTCTTCAAAAATTCATATTGTTGTTCTCTACTCACAACAGATGGACTTACTCCAGCAAACCTTTCTTCAGCACGCTTCATTACGCGTTCTCCTGAAATAGATACTCCAGGTTTAAACTCTCCAGCGGCTTTTAGTGCCGCCCCTGTCGTTGCCATATCGGCTGCTTGTTTAGCTGCTTTAGATAATATTAAAAACAAAACACCCCACAAACCCGCCGCTGATATTAATTTATCAGTATAACTATCGGTTTTCTGATTTAACTCATCTTGTGTTCGAAGTAACAACAACTTAGCTTTGGCACCTAAATTTCCTTCAGATGCCAACGCCTCTATATTAGTTCTTTTGGTTTCTTTACTAAATGATTTTTCAATTTCTTGTACTTTCTCGAGTTGCAAAATCTCAAAAGCTTTTTCAACTTCTTTAAGTTTTTCTTTATCTTTGGTAGTACCTTTTAGATTATTTAACTCAACAACCCCTAAATCTTTAACTTTTTTTATCAGTTCATTTTTTTCTTTAATTAATTGTTGATGCTTATATCTTTCAGCAGTTGATACTCTTTTGAGAATCTGATCTTCCCACTTACCTTCTTCCTCTTTTTCTTTTTTAACAGCCTCAGAAACACTTTCTCTAGATGCTATAAGATCTTTTGAGATATCACTTATTTCTACTTTTGATGCTTCTTTACCAATAGACTGCATTATTTCTCGGGCTTTTTCAAGTTGAGACAGATCTATATTTTTAAATGCTTTATTCATACTTTCTGACAACTGCTGTTGAAATCTAGCAGCATCAAAAATATCTTCAGGATTTATTCTTTTTGGAGGTTGTGGAGGTTGAAAACCAGGATCTCCAGGATTTATTGGATCAGGCATTTATTATTCCTCTACAGGTACAATTACATCCAAGTCTTGATCAGTTGTTATATTACCTTTAAAAGCATCTTGTAAAGTTTTATTATCTATTTTTTCAGTTGTGTGAGCATTAATTTCTTGTAGAAACTCGTCCTCAGTCATTTCTATAATTGGATCAATTGTTTCTTTGTCGAAAATTTGTCTGGCGGCTTCTGGATTAATAAATCTACATAAAAGTTGTAATTTTTTCCATTCAACTTCTTCATCTTTAAAATGATTAGCTAAAATCCACGTCATTTGAGGCTGTGTGAGAGCAGTTATTTTTTCATCGAGGGGAGACGTATGAAGTGCTTTTGAAACAATCCATAAATCTCTAAAAGGTAGGTCTGTTATTTTTTTTTTAATTCGTCTAGTATTTTACTTTGTTCATCTACTAATTCTAAGTAACCACTAAAGAGATTAGATAAAACAACAGGTTGTAACTCGTTGTATAATTCGTGTAATTTATCTTTTTCTACTACTTCACCATTTATACTATCGGTAGCATAAACTAAAATAGCTTTTTGCATTTGAAAAAGTCTTGCTGTATCATCTTTAATTTCTTCTGAGATACTTAACAAAGCTTTTTGTTGATCTGCTACGGTTAATGTATGGAGTTTTACTTTAAAACTTCCAATTTCAATTTCTTTTTCTACACGTCCTAATTGAGTTAAACTACGTAAGTCTGTCATTCTAGTCACCCCTTTTCTTTCTGCCATTTGTTCCATATTTTTTACGTCTTAAAATCCAAGATTCTTTAATATGTTGTTTATGTATTTCGGTTCTAGGAGCCAATTTCTTACCTAAAAGAGCCCGTCTATGATTTTCTGTATGTTCTTTTGTACGTGGGAGTTTTGGAATACCTTTAGTTTTACCTAATCTACCTATTGAAATCTTTTTTCTAGTTTCTTCTGACTGTACAGACCCTAATCTACTACCAGCAATATGACAAATATTATAACCTTTATCTTCTTCATAACTCTTATATAGATCTAAATAATATTGCTCTCTTTCTAATAATTTCTCTTTAATAGGTTCAATTTCTTCAAGGATAGTAAATTCGAAATTTTCTATTCCATATTTTTTAATTGCATTTTGAAGATGTGGTGAACTTATTTTTGGATCATTAAAATGTATCCATTTTCTATAGATAAAATTTACAGTTGACCCAATGTAAATTTTTTTGTTTAATCTATTAACAATAGAATAAACACCCGACTTAAGGTCCATCGGCGTCTCCTTACTTTTCTTTAACTTCTAAACTATTCTTTTTGTTAAATTTGGAATTTTTTGGTATACCCTATTTCCACATCTTGGAGCACTTTTAAATCAGCTCCAATATCATAAGTCTTTGGTAGATCATGGAACCAACAACCTACATAAATAGTTGTTTTGGTTGGAATATTAGATCCTTCCGGAGCTCTTTCCACTTTCTCTACGCAAAATGCAATATTTTGATCAATAATATCAATGATATCATTAAAACCAAAAGCTTGTAACATATCAGCTGAATAAAGAACAGCCCTATTAATTCTCAAAGTACGATCTACAAGACCTGGTACTCTTTCTACCATATCACCTGCAGTATCAGCATCTAATTCATATCGTGGTGTAGTTCCTCTTGGAGAAGCTTCACTAAACGATTGAATAGCTCCAATTTTTACAGTTGAATTAGCTAATGCTCTTACAGCATCTAAATTGTTTAGATCATCAAAAGTTAATTCACCTTTGATCGCCATAATAGAAACGCTGGTAGCCATGCGTACCTGTGTTTTACTTAATTTTGCCATTTTAAATTCCTCCTGAATTCTTTTCTAAATTTATTGATTTGTTGATAATGAAAACGTTACGAGAATATAATTTAACGGGTACGTAGGACTGATACTAAATTGAACATCAATTTCAGTAGGATCAATACTATTAATTGAAGCCTGTATATCTGTAAATGCTACAATAATCTCACGAGATACAAGATTTTGAAGTAATGCATTTACGGTGCTTTTGACTTGTGATGGCGTATCCACTAGTATTTTTTGTCCAATGTAAATAGTTTCTAACATTTTTCTCATGTTAACCGCTGTGTAGTCAACTATTTCAACTACTGAATATTCACTATTTGGTACGGTTGACGTATCAGTTGTTTTTTGATGTCTAACTCTAAAAATACCACCTACGTTTTCGATTACTAATACTCCACTACTTGCTAATTGATTCTTTTCCGCTCTTAACAAAGTATCCGGAATATTTTCAAAACCAATTAATTCCTTTCTTGTTAACGGATCAGCAACATCATAAGCTGTACTAGTTCTGATACCAGCGCAAGCGCAAGCTAGAAAAGATCCGTCTAAAGTAGAAACTGTTGTATTAGCACCTACATATCGTGTACAAGAAGGCGGATAAACTAATACCATTCTCTTGTTAGCTAATCCAGTTGCAAATCCTTGAATAGTTGATATTGAAGGTGCCCCACTTAATCCTACAATACCAGTTCTTTCTTTTCTTTCTGTTAAAGAACTTGCTTGATCCACATGATTTGAAAGATAAGAATACAAACCTGAATCTGGATTTAATGGAACAACTATATTAATTCCGTCAACGGGTAAAAGTTTGTCAAGTGCTTTCCTAAACTGTTGAATTAATGCTCCATCAGCTGGATTAACTTGTACTAAAGCTACTGCACTGGCACCATGTTGAAATAATATTTCTGCTCCTAGTGAAAGAGTATCAGTTGTGCTAACGTCTCCATGTTCTGCAACTATGTCTGACATATTAAAGAAGAACCGTACGCTGTAATCGGAGGAAGATTTCGCGTACTCATAATTTACAAAGTATTTTTTGAGTGCAGCTGGTTGCCGGGGAGTTGCTTGATAAGAACCATCTGTAAATCCAAGAATACTATTTGTAGTACCTGTTCCTATTAACAATGACGAATTACTAGTTGCTGTCGTAGCAACTTTAACTTTAAGGGAATCAACCGTACACGTAATACCTGTAAGTTTGTTAAGTGCGGTAACAACTTCTAATGCGGTAGCTGCTGTGGGAACAACAAAATCTGCTGTATCTACAGCTGCTCCTGGAGCAAAACCAAAGGTACTCACTAACGTTATAGTTCCAGGATCTACACTTGTGACTACGGATGACGCAGCTCCTGCAGTAATAGTATCACCTACTACTACACCCGCGTTACTAGTAACATCTAATGTATGTCCATCACCTTGAACACCCGTAATTGTCAAAGCAATACTATTCTTGAATAAATATGTTTGTGGTGAATTACTTCCAATAGTTACTATAAAAGTTTTTCCTACTAAACCTGCATAAGGTTGCGCAATTGTTCCCGTTAAGGAAACTGCACCCGTTAACCAACTAATAGTTGCTCCAGGTGTGGCTGAATAATCTGTTGCACTATCATAAGTATTAAAATCTTCATCTACTATCTGAGCTCCCAGACTCACCGCGGTGTGTGCTAATGTGTCGGTGCCCTTTGTTACTTGTTCTTGTGTAACTATGTTCGTTGTACGTCCGGCACCTACCAATGCAGCAACTCTAACTCCCCCCGGAATTACTGGTAAGTTACCTGATGGTTTAAACTGGGAGTAGACTCCCGGTTCTACATATACGTTTGCAATAGACATTTTTACTTCCTCCTAATTCAAATTCTTCTTTAAATATATTTTCTTAATCCAGTTTCTGGATCTATTATCCGACTATCTTTACCTAACTCTTTCAAAAGTTTGAGTACTTGATTTACTTTATAATTGACTACAAACGGTGTCAATAAATTAACTACATTTTGAAACTTTGGATCATTAATCAAATCCATTATAGCACTAGTCTTTGTAAGATTTTCTAATTGTTCTTTTGCCTGATCTATCTCTGAGGCCTTTATATCTAATGAATCCAATAACATTTTTGCTTGACTTAAATATTCGGGCATTAGATTCTCCAGGATAAAATTGCTATATCTATACTATAATCAATAAATATTATATCACTTCTTTTGCGTTTACGGATTCAACGTAACAGTAATAGGAATAGACTCAACTAAATTACCAATATCTATATCGCTTACCCACTCTGTATACACTTCCAAAACCATTCTAGCAGTTATGTACCATCGGTCATCTACAAACGCTCTTGTTTCTGGAGAGAAAGTAACTCTTTTAATTTCTATCGCATTGTCTGCTAAATCGTCAGTAATCAACTTTAAATGGTCATAAATACGGTCTACTATCTCATCTCGTGCTATAGTATCGTTTATAGTGTAAACGTTAATATTTACTGTTAAATCTAAACTAGAGAATAATTTATCCTCTATTACTTCATGAGTGGTTGGATCTCTAGTTTCTCTTAAAGTTTCCGGACCTAAATATCTTGTTTCTGGACCAGAAACGGTATCTACAACTATTGCTGGAAAGAAAGCATGTTCTTGTGGAATAATATCAGAAATAATAATTTTAGTGTTATCCCAATCATATTCTCCACTTGAAAGTTCTACATACGTATATTTCACATCACCTTGAAAAATTCTTCTCAAGTTCAGGATCACAGCATCCCTGGTTTTTCTCAAAATCTGAAATGTGTTTGACATGTTTAATCCTTAATAAATTTATAATAATGATTTATATCTTTAAACTTCTTTTTATTTTCTGAAGGGCGTACGTAAAAACTTTCGTTGCAGTCGCACGCACAAAGTATATATTTTCCAAACTCTTCTCTATAACGTTTCCATTGGGCTAAAGAATTTTGACGCGTTATTTCTCGATAGTTTTGAGATCTTTTCGCACCTAAAGCGTATTTATTTCCTAAATGTGCGTTAGATAAATTTTTAATAGCTTCTTTAGATCTCTTTAGTCCTGTCAAAGAACTTCTTCGTTTTTCAATCTCACTTATTGATTGTTTACGTCCTCGAGTTCCCGTCCAAAGTTTTTCCATATGTGTTTGCGTTGGCATCTTACCTTTTAAAGCTCTACTTACTTTTAAATTATGTTCTAAAGAATGTATTTCACCTTTTCGTACTTTACTTAAATGATTTCTAGTCTCTTTTGTATGATTACGACCGAACATTGGACTTCTAGTCGCTCGTGCTATATTATACCCTTTATCTTCTTCATAACTTTTGTAAAAATCTAAATAATATTGTTCTCTTTCAAGTAATTTTTTCTTTATGGGTTCCACTTCTTCCAATATCTTAAATTCAAAGTTTTCTATTCCATATTTATTAACTGCGTTTTGAAGACGTGAAGAATGGTGTTTTTGATTTTTTAACGCATATTTATGTACGTTCCAACGATCAATAAAATCTACAGCAGAACCAATGTATAGTTTACCATCGATAATATTTTGATATTTGTAAATTCCTGATTTCATATTTAAATTGGTATATTATAAATTGCGTTATTACGTTCTATTTCAGTAGTTGAAAAGTTCTGGCGTAATATATACGATTTCCATTTAGTTACACTTACATCAGTAATCCAAAGTCTTTGGTTATTACGTTTTACCAGTATATCTCCCGTTGTAATGAGCGGTTCCCAAAGAGTCCAACTTGTTGGTTTAAAAACTCTACGTCTTCCGTACTCTTCAAGTACAACTTGTTGAGTAACAGGTGTTAATAAGCTAACTACTATTTCTATAGGTTTAAAATATCCACCTACATAACCCGTACCATAACATACTAAATCTTGCTCGTGTTGTTGATTTGTTTTGCGAACTTGATCGAAATTTGGACATCTTGTTCCTTCATACTTTCGTTTATACAAAAGAACTTTTTCCCCACTCATATCCAAAAGCCATTTATAACGGTTCCTAATAGACAAGAAATAAAATTCTTTGTTATGACTGCCCTTATTATTTGTATTGGGAAGAATTTGGAGGTGGCTCATTTTCTTAACCTTTTAAACATGCAACAAGAAACCAGAGAATATTCTGATTCTTGTTGCTTTTATTATAAAAATCTATATATTAGCTCTAACCTTCCGAGCACAACTACTATTATATTTTGTACTATTACTCAGCTTTAGGTATATCTATAACTTCAGCTTTTGGCATCAACTCTTGAAGCATTTTTATTCTACCTTGCAGTTCAACTCCTGCAGTTAAAAGTTGATCTCTTTGCTTTGCATAAGCTTGTTCTAACTGTTGAAGTTGTCCAAGTACTTTTTTATAATCTTCCTGCTTTTGAGCTAGAAGAGTTTCAATCTGTGTTTGATCCATTTCTTTTCTCCTCTGTATGATACTCTACTTCATACTATTATTCAAAACTTCTTTGCATTCGTTACTTATAATGTTACATCTTGTGGATCAGAAATAAGAACTGTACTAACTGATGGAGGCAACATTGCAATCCATGCATCTTTAATAGCTAAAGCTTTAACATTAGCTTTTGTTATTGCTTCTGATTGACTCATTGCATCAGTCATTTCCTCAGCTTTCACACAAACACAAAAACTATTTTTAGCTGTTTCGTGTTCTACTTCATAAGAAACAGTATATTGAATTACTTCATCATTTGCATTCTTTTCGACTACACACGACATTATCTTGTCAGCCATTTGCTATCTCCTTAATTTCATATTACTCTTGTGAAGGTTCAAAAGTATCTTTCTCTATAATTAAAATATTTTCTTCTGCTATTCCTGAATCTAAATATCTTTGTTTTTGTGTCTCTGCATCTATAGATTGTGTATGACAACTACAATCTACATTGTTAATTTGTACAATAAACATTATCTTACTCTCCTTGCTGACAATCTTCCTCTGCTGTTTGCTCCACCTAGTGTTGTATAAGTGATCATTGATTTGGCATAGTAAACATCAGCAGCAGCAAGAGATACTCTGAAAACTGGAATACTCATAGTCATTGGAAGACTAGATGCAACACCACTGTAAGCGTAATTCGATCCTATAACGCTATCCGAAAAACTACTGGGAGTTGCATCAGCAGAAATTCCAGCATAATACGCTGTATTAGTTGCACCACTTGAAAAATCTTCCATAAGAGAAACATCCCAATCTCCTGCTGTTAAGGATATGGATGCCATATTATACCAAGTTTCAGAAGCAGTAGGATTAACAGGTCCAACCACTGACTCAATATACTCACCAATATAGCTGGCAGCAGCAGAATCATTTGTTATTGTTCCTTTAGCAATTAAAGGAGCAGAAATTGTTACTGCTGTTGTAGATAAATCTACATATTTTGTTCCTGCTAACGTAATTCCTATTTTACCTGCACTAACCCAATAAATTCCTGTTCCGTTATCCGTCGGAGAAACATCAAAACTATATGATGGAACGGTAACTGAACCTACAACATTACGTATTGCAACCAACGGAGAATTAAGTTGCAACGTTGTATTAGTCAAAAACATTTGTGCACCTGTACTTCCTGCAGAAAACCCAAGTACATTTGTATTTGCTTTATAAATACCTGTATCTGTATCACTTAAAAAACTATATGATGGTCCTGCAGCTGTACCATCTGACGTACTAATTACTCCAGCATTACCCGTAACAATACCAAAGTCACCCGTTGAATTAATCTGCCACCTACCAACTCCAACAGTTGCGAAACGAAGATTAGTAACTCCCCCGGAATACATACCTGTACCAAGATCGTTTAAGAAAGACAATGAAGGATCTGTTGCTGTTCCATCAGAAACTAACCATCTACCAGTATTAGTTAATCTAGCTACTCCACCATATGTTTGTGAATTATAGTAAATACCTTCGTTACCACTAGTTCCCATTTCCCATGCCCAACGAGCAATTTGATCACTAGATATTGTAATAGCTCCTGAATTACTTGTGGGTGATCCATTTGAATATGTTCCTGAATGACCAAGAGCGTATTTAACAAGAGCAATACTACCATCCATCGATGTTGATCTGTTTGTAAGAGACATAACAGAAGTTGTAGCCGTTCTACTTCCAACATTTCCATTATAAACCCTAAGAAAAGTACTCGTATTAGCATCTTGGTATACTTCAGTTCCACCAGAGCCATACAATGTAAAAACAGTATTTCCAGTTGCACTTCCTCCGCCTGTTACAAGAGTTAATTCATTTGCTCCACTTCTATAAATACCTGTATCTGGGTCACTATTAAAAGAATACGCTGGAAGAGCCACTGTTCCGTCTGCTGCATAAAATCTTCCTTTCACATCTAAATCAGTAGATGACAGAACTGCTTTTATTACTCCTCCACACGAAAAACCAATTTGGTCGACTCCAGAAGAAAAAATACCAGTATTTGGGTCACCCGTAAACGTCAAAGAGGGTGCCGTTACCAATCCAGCAGGAACTAATAGTTGATTTGAAGCATTCGTTGTTATACTAGAATTTCCATCTACAGTTGTCCCAGTAGTCGTATAATATGCTAATTGATATTGTGTTCCCGAATTAACTGTTCCTGAACCGGTTGGAGAGTCCCAACTTAAAATACCATCCCCGGCAGCATCTTTTAAATATTCTCCGGCAGCCCCATGATTTACAGGAAGAATCATATTATAACTTGCCGTTAAAGTTGCTGGAGTTTTAATAGTTACAGTTTTTGGAGTTCCTTCTCCATCATTTATAATTAAGGCTTTATTCCCAAAAATAGTAAGATCAGAACTAAATGTTTTACTACCGTTGAGTGTTTGGGTACCTTCTGTCATTACAAAATCAGCATTTGCTCCAACATCTCTTATTGTATAATTGCTATTAACACTAGGTGTTACTGCCCATATGTCTATGTATTTAAGACCTCCGCTCCATAACTGTAAGTAACCAGGAGTAGTAGGGTTTCCTACAATGTAACCACCACTATAAACTAATCCCCATTCCTGCGTTCCAGATCCTAAATTACATGAAGAGCTCGAGGGTAAAACACTTCCAGTTAAAGTACCACCACTAAGATTTAATTTTGTACCAACGTTACCATCTAAGTGTTGAATAGCTGCTAAAATTGAATCTGAAGACGTTACTGAACCTGAACCTGAAGTAAATCCTGTTAAAACTTTTCCAATGACAGCAGCATTAGATAATGTAACGGCTCCAGTATTAATAATTGAAGCTTCACTAGACATAGTAACACTAGTAGGAGTACCTGTAGTAACGGCACCTACAATAATATGACCATCAGTAATACTAGCTAATTGACTCAGAACAATATTTGCACTTGCATTAATATCTCCTGTTACTATTTGAGCTTCTCCAGAAAGTAAGAAGTTTCTATTTCCTGTAGGTGCTGGAATTGTTAAAGTTCTAGAAGTTACAGGAGCAGAAAATGATAGTGTTACAGTATTTGTAGTTCCCAATATAATTTGATTAGATGTTTTTGGAACAACAATTTGTTGAGTACTATTTATTTCTAATGCTTGTGTTCCATTGGTTGCTAAAGCTAAATCATCTGTTCCAACATGATAAATACCGGTGTTTGGATCTGATATAAAGGTTAATGCAAGAGCAGATACTGTTCCATCTTCTATTTTAATTTGTCCCGTTGTTCCATCCACATTCCAAAGTGTTCCCATTGAAATTCCTCTCTTATTCTACAATCTCTGTTAAATTTATTTTATATTTTTTACCTGTTGGAGATACAACTACAATTCCTTCTTCTGGACAACCAATTTTTTCTCCTTCAGTCATAACCCAATCGTTTTCAAATTTTAAATCTCCTGGAGTAATTGTTACTCCACGAACAAGTTTCCATCGTTTACCAGCAGATCCGCAATTTTGAGCGTTATCATCATTTGGTAGAATATCTGTGTTAAAAGTAAAAGCCGTGGTATTTATCCAAGCGTAATTTCCACCACCTGCTGAGAAGTTTATCTGATCAGCTCCACCTCTATAAATACCTGTATTAGTATCACTAGCAAACGTTAAAGATGGTGCAGTTGCTGTTCCATTTGGAAGAACTATTGGTAATGTAGAAGTAATAGCAGTTGTACTAACGTCTAATCTTAGTGTACCATTTGTTGATAAACCTAAATCATCTGTACCAACTCTATAAATACCTGTGTCTGTGTCTGCACTAAACCTTATTAACGGGGCCGCTGCTGTCCCATCGGTCATAGCGACATTACATCCATTCGCATCACAAGAAAACTTTGCTACTCCACTTGCATAAAGATTAACACCACTAGCAAAAAAATCACCGGCCAAAGTACCGTTACATACAATACCGAGTTCATCAGCCGCTAATCGATAAATTCCCGTATTAGTATCACTAGCAAACGTTAAAGATGGTGCAGCTGCTGTTCCATCTGCTGCATAAAATGGTAGTACTGCTGTTATACTAGTAGCATCTAAGTAAAATTTCGCTACTCCATTTGAGTAAAGGTAAACCTCAGTTGTATTTGATGCAAAAACATGTTTACCATTTACCACAAGTCCAAGTATGTTTGATCCCCCACTATAAATACCTGTATCTGTATCACCAGCAAACGTTAAAGATGGTGTTCCAATTGCTCCAATTGGAAGAACTATTGGTAATGTAGAAGTAATAGCAGTTGTACTAACGTCTAATCTTAGTGTACCATTTGTTGATATTCCTAAATCATTTTCTCCAACCCAATATAAACCTGAATCTGAATCCCAAGCGGATCCCACAAAAGTAACTGCGGGAGCGGCAGCTGTACCATTCTCAAGTCTAAGCGGCACATTAGTTGTTATACGGGCTGCCGTTGTTCTTAATTGAAAAGCTCCACCAATAACAAAAACTGTTCCCAAGGAATCAAAATATATACCATTAGTAGCATCTGTTACATATGCAATACTTGGGGTAGATGTAGTTACACTATCTGGAATCCTTAATACTCCATTAGTTGATATACCTAAATTATTTGCTCCAATATGATAAATACCTGTACTAAGATCTCCAGCGAAAGTTATAGATGGAGCAGTTGCTGTGCCAACGGGAACTAATAGTTGATTTGAAGCATTCGTTGTTATACTAGAATTTCCACTAACAGCATTAGTAGATGTAGCATAAAAAGCTAATTGATATTGTGTTCCTGTATTAACTGTTCCAGCTGGAGTAGTCCAACTAAGTACACCTGATCCATCTGTAGTAAGCACTTGTGTACTTGTTCCATCATCTACAGGAAGTGTAAGTGTATAACTTGCAGCTAATGCTGCTGGAGTCTTGATAGTTACACTATCAGTACCATTACCTGTAGCTTCTTGTAAGATTAAAGTTTTATTATTTGCTAGAGTTAAGTCTCCTGTTAAAGTTCCACCCGTTAAAAGAAGGTTAAGGCTTGCAGCACCCGTTAAACTAGCTGTGATTGTTCCCGCACTAAAATTGTTTAAGTTTTTGTTTATTGCAACGGTATCAGCTAAGTTGGATAAAGTTGTATTTGCTCCTCCTGTAGAGAAAGAAAGCCAAGCGTTTGTGTAAATATTTAATGCACTATCACTATTATTATAAATCAACATTCCTGCACTAGGAGTAGCAATATCATCTCTTTGAGTAGTTGTCATCCTGGGAGGTAAGAAAGCTTTTGTAGTACTATTTATAGTTAATGCACCCACTACATAAGAATCGGTTTCTAAAAGTTTTGTAGCGTCAACAGCATCATTTCTTAAATCAGGAGTTGAAATAGTTCCTTGAGCAATCTCTTGCTGTGTTCCCGCAGTGTTAGCTGTAGTTCCTCTTACAGCGGCGTCTCCAATATCATCGGATGTGATGTCACCATCTTTAATTTGTCCGCCGCCAATTTGAGTTTTTCCCATAATTAAATCCTATTTATTCATCTATCTTGTTTAACAAATTTTCATTTTGAATTAACTGTTCAGCTTTTGCATATGCATCCAATGGAATACTGTCATGACTACCTTCTACATTTAATACACCATAAAGATGATCAACTATATATCTAAGTGGTGTATCTTTTTTCAAAACACCAAAAATATAGTAAACGTTTCCATCAAGGGCAAACGCTCTTAAAATTTTTAATTTTAGTTCACAATTTACTGTTTGTCCCGTTTTGTATATCACTATTATTGTTTATTATTAGAAGGTAAGGCTGTCTTTAAAAGCTCTTCAGTAGCTTCAATAGCACCTTCTAATTTCACCTTTCTAATTTTTAATATTTCTAATTCTCGTACACGTACATTTATTGCTTCGTCTGTTTGTGTCGACATAGTTCTATATGTTTCTTTAGCCTTACTAATTTCATTTCTTAATTTACCATACAACTCTCTAAAATCATTTGTTTCTTGTACAATGGGTTTTACTTCAGGTTTAACTTCTTGTTTTACTTCAGACTTCATGTCTTTTTCTTTCATGTTATTTCTCCTCTAATCTTATCTAGGGAAGTAACTGGTAGAAGAAACAAAGTTCCTACTACCAGTTATTTCATCCCTGTTTAAACTCTATTATAATGCTATAAGTAACCTAGCCACCGATTTTACGGTTATTTGTGATAAGAGATCAATAATACACTACCTGTCTTTGGAGCATTACCTGTTTCGAAAGTAATTGTATTCGTAGCTATTTGATAGTCTTTACCTGAACCTGCATTTTGAAGCACACCATTTAAGTACACGTGTTCTGTTCCACTAATTGGAGCAACAGTGGTTGTAAATACTCTGTTACTTCCATCAATATCTCCAGTTGCGGGAAGTGACCTAGTAACGAAGTGTGTTGTTCCAAGTGCGGTTGCACTTAGAGTAATAACGCCTGCATTATCAATAGTAGCATCTCCAGACATATCAACTGCGGCTGCAACGTTAGAAACATTTCCTACTATAATCTTAGCTGCACCAATACTAGCTAACTTAGCTAGAGTAATAGCTGCACTTGCATTAATATCTCCTGTTACGATTGCAGCTTCTCCAGAGATTAAGAAGTTTCTATTTCCTGTAGGTGCTGGAATAGTTAATACTCTATTTGCTCCGGGAGCTGTTGAAGAAATAGTTACTTTATAACCTACACTTACCCCACCAAGAACTAATTGATTACTTACTGGATTAATTGTTAGAGCACCTGTAAGAGTACCACCTGCTAAAGGCAACTTTAATGCGTCATTACCATCTATATGTTCTATAGCTGTCAGAATTGAATCTGAACTTGTAACTGTATCTGCACTAGCTGAATAACCTGTCAAAGTTTTTGCAATAACGGCAGAGTTTGTTAATGTAACTGCTTGACTACCACTTCCAGGACCTGCTGTAGCCTCACCAGTTAATTGAGTAATACCCGCAGCAAAGGTTGAGAACTGAATGAAGGTAATTGCTGTAACGTTTATTGTACCACCTGCATCAGCAGTACATACAAACCCTAGATCAGCATTAACTGTTCCTACTTGAGCAAATACTGTTGCTGC